TCGGTAGCAAAGGACGTTCATCGGGAATATTGCGCATTCCGTGCGAAAAAATCAGCGAGGCGATAAGAGTTGCTGAACATAAAGGGCTTCTTGCGATAGAGGAAATATCAGAAGAGGAGGTTTTAGAGTAATGGGTTTAGGATTGCCGCGTGAAATAGTTACAGAGAGTGATTTAAGCTACTATGTAGACACGGTGCAGAAAGGAATCTCCTGCGTGATAGGCATAACGGAGAAAGGGCCGGTAGGGAAGCCGCAGTTAATCAGCTCAGAATTGCAGTATGAGAGGATATTCGGCGGTGAGCTGAGGACATCAGATTTTCCGCTTCTTGCCAAACGTGCGCTGAAATACGGCGCAGTGTTATGGGTAGCACGAACAGCACATTACACAGACATAACGGACAAAAGGACACTGACAGCGAAAAGAGCATTTGTTGACCTAAAGAACAGCGCAACGACTCCGGCAAATGTCCTGAAGGTAAAAGCCAGTTCACCGGGTACATGGGGCAATAGTCTTCAGGTAAAAATCTCAGCCAGCAAACTTGACCCCGATAATCTCTTCACTGTTACGGTTTATGACGGAGGCGAGCAGGTAGACAGCCTTGAAGATATGTCATTGAGCGAGAGCAGCGAGAGGTACATAGCCAATTCTGGAAGCACATGGCTTGAGATAGACATAACAGGAACAGGACTCCCTAAAGCCGGGACATATTCGCTTTCAGGCGGTGAAGACGGCACAGAAGGAATGACAGACTCCGACTACATAGGGGATGCCGCGAACACGACCGGGCTTCATGTGTTTGATGACATAACAGACGCGATACAGCTTGCAGTTCCGGGAGTTTCATCACCCGCTGTAATCAATGCAGGAAATTCATACTGCGAGGCACGCGGGGATATGCTTTTCGTGAGTGAGACACCGTTTGACCTTACGCCGCAGGAAGCCGTAGATTTCAGGCTCGGAAAAGGAGCGTATACACATTCGGCGTTCGTTAGCAGTTACGGAGCTATGTATTATCCGAAGCTGAAGATTTATGACGCGGCAAGGCAGAAGGAACGCTATATTTCCCCGGTCGGTGATGTACTCGGAGTGATGGCGGCCAGTGATTACGCGGCGAATGAAAGTTATGTGCCAGCGGGAACACGGCGCGGGAAAGTTCTAAATGCTCTTGGCGTTGATGTTAATGTAGGCGGTCGCGGTCGTTTGGCTGACGGTGATAATCTCTGCGAGAACCAGATTAACCCTATATGCACATTCTACGATACAGGGACAGTAGTATGGGGTGCGCAGACATTGCAGAGAGAAGCCAGCATGTTACGTGAGCTGAATGTGAGACGTATTCTGCTGATAGTGAAGAAGACGATTGCGGCATATGCGCGGGCGTTCATTCACCAGCCCAATGACCCAAGAACATGGCGTGAATTTTACCGGGGGCTTGAGCCTAGATTCCGCGAATGGAAAGCGCAGAGATGGTTTTATGATTACAGGATATTCTGCGACCAGAACGCGGACACAATTGAAGAAGCCAAGCTGAATATCACCGAGAGCGTACAGCGCGGTGAGTTCAAATGCCAGATATTCATAAAGCCGATGGTAGGCATTAAGTGGGTAATGGTGAACGCGGCGATAACCCGTCTTGACGCAAATTTTGACGAGAAACTCACGGACACAGTGAGCGCAGCATAGAAGGGAGGCTGTAATAATGGGAGTAATGCCAGTATTTCCCGGCCACCCGCGACAGGGCTGGCAGTTCATAGTGAGGGTAAGCGGATTTGATACGGCATATTTTCAGAAAGCAACATTGCCGGAAGTCGAGACGGAAATAGACGAGTTCAACCCTGCCGGAAGCGTAAGAGCAACGAAATTCGCAGGCCGAATGAAGATAGGAGACTGCACGCTGGAAAAGGGAATGTTCTCCGGCGAAGCAGACATGGCTGCGTGGCAGTGGCTCACAACAGCCGTAAACACTCTGACAGGCGATCAGGGACACCCGACACAATACCGCAGGGACGTTGAAATCTGCCATGTGAATCGGCTCGGAGTTCCGATTCAGACATGGATACTGAAGGAGGCTTTCTGCTCCAAAGTTACGTGGTCAGACAACGAGGGTCAGACATCAGAGCATGTTGTTGAGACTTTGACTCTGACAGTCGGCGATGTTGAGGTGGTGTAGCAGATGAAAATTACGCTGCCTTCCGGGATAGTTGCAGAGATTCAAGAGCTTACGGCGGAGGCTGAAAGAGTCCTAGATGACAAGCAGGAAATAAAATCAGGTAAGTGGCTGAACAAATTTATGGCAAAAGCCCTCGTATCACTTGACGGCGAGCCACTACCCAAAAATGAAGGTGAAGCAATCAGCCTTCTTCTTGACATGAAATCAGGCGATAGGAATTATCTTCTGCTCCAAATCAGAATCCTCAATTACGGTGCTGAGATGTCATTCAACCATGAATGCCCGAATTGCGGAAAAGTCTCAGGTTACAGCTTGAACCTTCAGGAAATGTTAGATGACGGCACATTGAAGGTTTACCCGTACCGAGATGACATGCCAATAGTTGTGCAGACACGGAGCGGAATAGCTGAGATAGATTA